ACGCGCAACGTCAAGTTCTTGTCGGTGTTCAACGACGCGACAAGCGGCTCGCAGACGATCACGATTCGGCACACCGACGGCACGACTCCGGTGGATCTGTGGCAGGGCACCGTGCCTGCTCAGACTGGCGTGACGTTTGATGACTCAAGCGGATGGCAAGTGACTGCGCCTTATCCGGCAGCGGACGTACAGACGTTCGACGCTCCCGGTGGAACGTGGACCAAGCCCGCAGGCAAGCGGGCCGGGCTGACCCTGATCCGGCTGTGGGGTGCTGGTGGTGGTGGCGGGGGTGGCGCATCTCTGGCAACTGCCGCTGTCGCCAAGGGCGGCTCGGGCGGCGGCGGAGGCGCGTTCGCTAGTCAGATTTTTCCGACCGATTCTCTGCCCGATCAATTTCTTGTGATCATCGGCACAGGTGGCGGCGGCGGCCCCGGCGCATTGGCTGGTCAAGCGGGGACGTCTGGAGTTCAGGGAGGGTACTCGGCCGCTCGCGTGGTGACATACACACTGCTTTTTGCTCATGGCGGGGCTCCGGGGACTGGCGGGCAGAACAGTGCGAACAACACCACGGGTGGCAGCGGGGCAAGCAACCATGGCAACAGCAGTGCTGGGGCGATAAGCAGTGCGGGGGCATCGGGACAACCGACCAACGGCAGCAATTCGTCTGCGTTTGGCCCCACTTGGGAGGGCGGCGCGGGCGGCGGCGGATCCAGCAACAGCGCAACCGTGCCTCTCGTAACTCCGGGCGGAACTGCCCGGTGGGGCGGCGGGGGTGGTGGATCTGGCGGGTGTCACAGCAGCACCCCCACCAACGTCGATGCATCGGCAGGCGGCGGCACTGGCAACGGTATCGGTGCGACAGCGGGCGGGCTGGGTGGCGCAGCGGGCACGAGCGGCGCATCACCCACAGCGGGCGCGACTGGCGCTGCCACTGACGGCATCGTCGGCGGCAAGGGTGGCGGCGGCGGCGGCACAACTGTCACGGCATCCACTTCTGGCGCGGCCGGTGGCAACGGCGGCAAAGGCGGTGGCGGCGGCGGGGGCGGCGGGGTCGGAATGAATCCGGGCCTTGGTGGCAAGGGGGGTGATGGCGGACACGGATTTGGAGTGATCATTTCATGGTGATCCGTAGATTCGCGCTTGTCCGCTCGACCGATGGCGCGGTGGTCAATGTTTGCGTCTGGGATAGCGTGACGCGGTGGGGCAGCACGCTGCCGAGCATCAGCGCGGTCGAGTGCCCGGAAGAAGTCGGCCCCGGATGGTCATACGACGGCGACGAGTGGATTCCGCCACCTGCTGGTCCGCCTTCCGAGGAATGACACATGGCACGCAACGGGTCATTTGATACACATCTTCAGCCGCTCGCGTGGTGGGATGATCAGGCGGTCCCTGAAGGCTGGTTCGACGAAGATCTGATCGGCACGCCGTCGGCGTATTCGCTGCGCGTCACTTGGGCGCAGATCGAGTACACGGCGTCCACGCCGGTCACCATCTCGTGCGGCGTTGGCGGCGCGGTTGCGGCGGGTGCGACTGCGGCAGTCTCAAACTACACCGGCGTCCGCGTCACATGGGCGCAGGCTGAGTACCAGGCACCGCCCGTCACGATCGCGTGCGGTATTGGTAACGCGGTAGCGGCTGGAGCCACGGCGGGCATCTCCGTCAGTTCGTATGGCGGCGTTCGGATTACTTGGGCACAAGCCGAGTACCAGGCAACGGCCGGGGCTACTGTTGCGTGCGGCGTAGGCGGCGCGGTGGCTGCCGGGCCGATTGGTGCAACGGTCTCGGTCGATGTGTCGATCGCCACGGATGTCGGCAACGCGGTTGCCACCGGCCCGATCGGCGCGACCGTGTCGGTTGCCACGTCCATCGCCACGGATGTCGGCAACGCGGTCGCGGCGGGCGCGACGGCAGGCATATCGACGGGATCTGGCGGCGCACTGATCAATGCGGCGGTCGGTGCCGCTACGGGCGCAGGCGCATCTGCCGCCATTCTTTCCGGCAACGCAATCGGCGCAAACGTCGGCGCTGCTGCGGCTATCGGCGCCACAGCGCTGATCGGATCTCAGTCCGTCATCGCTGGCGGCGTGGGCGCGGCGGTCGGCGCAGGCTTGACCGCTGTAGTTTCGCAATCGACAACCATCGCGGCGACCGTCGCCAGCGCCACGGGAGCGGGCGCCACGGCGTCCGTCGCAGCGCAGACGATAGTCGGTGCCACCGTTGGCGCTGCGACCGCTACGAGCCTTCCTGCCCTCGTTGGGGCGGCGGGCAGCGTTGCCGCCAATGTTGGCGCGGCGACAAGCTCTGGGCCGGTCGCGCTGGTCGGCGTTTCGGCGGTCGTGCCCGGATCGGCCGGCCAGGCAGTCGGCACCGGCCCGATCTGCGCGGTTGCCGTCTCGACGATCATCGCCGGCAAGCCGGGTGCGGCAAATGCGGGCAGTTTTGCCGTCGCGATTCCGTTCCGCCTGTTTGTCAACAGCGGCGCGGGGGCAGCGACTGGCTTGCAAGCCGGAGTCTTCACGCTGCCGACCGGGGCGGGTGCCGGCGGCGGCTTCGGCGTCAACGTCCGCCCGGTCCGCCGTGGCTCGGCGGAAACCTCTCGATCCGTCTCTGCCGGTGGCGTGCGGTCTGGCACCGCACCGACTCGGCGCAGCGCATAAGGGCAAGCAATGGGAATCGGACTGATCGAGCTGACCGCACCAACCGTTGAGCCGGTGAGCGTGGCGGAAGTAAAGATGCATTCGCGGATCGGCATCAGTGATGATGACGCACTGCTCGCGATTTACATCACGTCCGCGCGCCAGCTCGCGGAGCAGAAAACCGGCCGCTCGCTCGCGCCGCGCACACTGGTGCGCTACTACGACGAATTCCCTGGCTCGATCGAATTGCCGAAGGGGCCGATTACGTCGATCGACTCGGTCAAGTACATCAACGAAAGCGGCGCGCTGACAACGCTGTCGGGTGCGGCCTATGCGCTCGACGCAACGCAGCTTTCTGGCTGGATCGTGCCAGCTTATGGCACGGAATGGCCGTCAACCTTGACGACGCCGAATGCGGTGCAGGTGCAGTACCAGGTCGGCTACTCCGCATCAGCGATTCCGGCGTCGATCAAGGCCTACATCCTGCTGATGGTCGGCACGCTTTACGAAAACCGCGAGTCTGCATCTGAGCGGCCGGTCGCGGAGAATCCTTTTGCCGAAGCGCTGCTCGCGCGGTACATCGTGAGCGAGCTTGCCTGATGCAAGCCGGCAATCTCTCGCAAGTCGTCACCGTGCAGACGCGGTCATCAACGGTTGACTCTGTCGGCCAGCAATCGACAACCTGGACGGATCTGTTTACCGACCGCGCCGACATCCGGCCGATGAATGGCCGAGAGTTATTTGCAGCGCAGGCGGTGCAGTCCGAAGTCACGACGAAAATCACGATGCGCTACCGGCCGGAGTGGTCGGTCGGCAAGACGGCTGCGGCGTACCGCATTCGGTACGGCACGCGGATATTCGACGTGCACGCGGTGATTGATGTCGGGATGGCAAACCGCACAATCGAAATCATGGCAAGCGAGGGATTGACGAATGGCTAACGTCGGCATCACCGGCGGTGAGGATCTGATCGCTGCGCTGCGCGAGTTTCCGGTCAAGCTCGAGGTGCAGGTCATGGCATCCGCGCTGCGTGGCGGCGCAAAGGTCGTCCAGGCGCAGGCGGTCGAGAATGTGCCGGTCGACTCCGGCGATCTGCGCGACTCGATCAAGATCCGGCGCCGCACAAACAAGCGCACTGGATACGTCAATCTGCTGGTGACCGCCGGCAATAAGAAGGCCTGGTACGCGCACATCATCGAATTCGGCGCAAAGGCGCACATTATCAAGCCGCGTAAGCGCAAGTCGCTCGTGCTGGCTGGCCTGTTGCGCGAGATCGTAAACCATCCAGGCGCGCGTGCGAGCGGATTCATGCGCCGCGCGTTTGACCAGACCGCGAACGGTGCGGTTGACGAAGTCGCACGCTTGACGAAGAAGGGCATCGAGCGGCTTGAGTGGCGCCGCAGCAAAGGACGGATCTGATGTCGCTTGAATCCGCAATCGTCGCGCGCGCTGCCGCGACGCCGTCGCTCGTCACCGAGATCGGCAACCGCCTATTCAACGCCGTCGCGCCAGCGAATGCCGCGCGGCCGCACGTTGTCTTTGATCTGATTGGCGGCGAAGGTCGCGAGCGCTCGATGGGCGACGGCGTGAACATGGCTCGCCAGCGGGTGCAATTCAGCGTGATCAGCGACTCGGCGGTCACCGAGATTGCGGTACACGCCGCGCTGATGGCGGCATTCGATTGGTATCAGGCGACGATCAGCGGCACAGAGATCGTCAACGCCTACGCGGAAGGTTCTCGGCAGACGATCGGTGCCGAGGCGGTGCTACCGGACACGCGAGTGACATCGCAGGATTTCATCTTTCTTTACCGCGAGTAAGCAATGTCAAACACCGTACTGACGAATACCGGCCTTTGGGTCGCGGAATACAATTTGGCCGGCGATGCAAATATGCTTTCGCTCGGTGCCGCTGCTGAGCTGCTCGACGACACGGTGATCGGCGACACGTTTCGCAGCCGTTGCGGCGGGCTGAAGAAGTTTGCCTTCGCGGCCGAAGGGTTCTGGAATGACGTAGCGGATTCCTATGCGTTCGCCGATGTCGGTCTGTCCAATGTGCCGGTGACGATCGCGCCGGCCGCGACAACTGCAGGCAGCACCGCATTCGTCGGCCTGATGTCGCAAGGCGACTACACGCCGCACAACGCTTCAGTCGGTGAGCTATCGAAGTTCTCGATCAGCGGTGAGGGCGTCGGCCTGCCGATTGCACGCGGTCAGGTCCTGGCGAATTCGACCGTAAGCGCAAGCGGTACAGGCACTGCCTGCCTAATCGGCGCGGCCAGCGCGGGGCAGACGGTCTGCATGGCGCTGCACGTTCTGTCGATGTCCGGCACGTCGCCGACACTCGCGGTCGTGATCCAGTCGGACGACAGCGTTGGATTCACGTCGCCTGTGACGGTCGCCACATTCTCGACCGCAAGCGTCGGCACAAACCTTTTCCAGTTTGCAAGCGTCGCGGGTCCGCGAGCCGATACCTATTACCGAGTGTCCTTCACGGTTGGTGGCAGTGGTCCGTCGATCTCATTCGTCGCGGCACTCGGCCTGGCCTGAGTAAATCCCTACTTAAAAGCTAACCCGCTTCGGCGGGTTTTTTTTCGTCCTATGCCTGCAATTGCGGGCTTTTTCATTTGAGGTGTCGCAATGTCGAACATGGTGCTGACGAATGCCTTCGTCTCGATCAACTCTGTCAACCTTTCCGCTTTCGTCAAAAGCGTGACGCTGTCCTACAAGTCGGAGATGCAAGACGACACCGCGATGGGCGATACCGCTCGCTCGCGTATCGGCTCGCTCAAAGACTACACCGTGAGCATCGAGTTTTTCCAGAGCTACGCTGCCGGCGCGGCTGATGCGACCCTGTTTGGCATTGTCGGGTCTGTTGTGCCGATCGAGTTTCGCTCGTCGGCCGCAGCAGCAAGCGCCACGAATCCAAAGTACACCGGGTCGGCCATCCTCGAAACTTATCAGCCGGTCGGCGGCTCGGTCGGCGATAACCTGATGGCACCGGTGACGATGTCCGGCGTCGGCGCACTCACCCGCGCAACTTCCTGATGGCCGTCCTTCGACGCGCAGACCTGCCGGCGCCAGCACTGCGGCAGGAAGAGGTCGAGGTTCCGGCGCTCGGCGGCGCGGTCATCGTGCGAGCGATGCCGCTCAATGCGCTCTTCGATGTCATCGACGCGGCACGCTCGGCACCTGCAAACGCGGTTCCGTCGCTGCTGGCCGCGTCCGTCATCGATGCGGACGGCGAGCAATTCTGGACTGCAGAGCAGTGGGCGACCTGGGGCGCGACTGAGTTTGAAGGTGCACTCGCGCTGTACCAGGCCGCACAACGTGTCTGCGGCATCGGCAAGCTCGCGCAGGAAGCCACCGAAAAAAACTGATCGCGCGGCCTGAGCGTCGCTTCTTGTTTCGTCTGGCGCGCGACTTGGGTCGCACCGTCGGCGAGCTTGAGGAAACGCTCAGTCCGCACGAGTTCAGCGAATGGATCGCCGTTTTTGCAATCGAGCATAAAGAGTCGGAGCGGGCCGAGATGGCGCGCAAGGCAGAGGCAGGCATGCAAGCACGATTAACCAGGGGTCGGTGATGGCAGTCGTTGGACAGTTACTTGTCGAGCTATCCGCAAATGTGGCGCGCCTGCGGACTGACATGGAATCGGCCGTCGGCGTCATGCAAAAGAATTCCGACCGCATGACCGCTGCCGCCGATGGTGCAAAGCGGGCCATTGCGGCGATCGGCGTTGGTATCGGTCTGAATGAGGTCGTCACGCAGTTCAGCGCGATCACCAGCCGGCTTGCCGAATTCGATGACGCTGCCGAAAAAACCGGCGTCAGCGTCGAGTCGTTGTCCGCGACGTTCAATCAGCTTGCGCCGGCCGGCATCACGCTTGAGCAGATCACCAGCACAAGCGAAAAGCTCGTCAAGGCGATGATTGGCGCCGACAAAGAAACCGGCAAGGCGGCGGAGGCATTCGGCGCGCTCGGGATCGCAACGCGCGATGCTGACGGCAATCTGCGGCAGACCGATGTCGTGCTGCGCGAGATCGCGGCGAAGCTGTACACATACGAAGATGGCGCGAATAAGGTCGCCATCGCGCAGGCGCTGCTCGGCAAGTCTGGCGCCGATGCTCTGCCGATGCTGAAAAACATGGCGGACCTGCAGACGCAGAATGCGACGGTGACAGCCGAAGCGGCGGCTGCAGCAGAGAAGTTCGAGATCCAGATCGGCAAGATGAAGCAAGCCGGCGAGATTTTCCGCCAGTCGATCGTGTCCTCGATCATCCCTGAGTTGCTGCGGTTGATCGAGCAGTTCAACGTCGGGCGCGAAGCTGCTGGCGGATTCTTCAATGCGATGGCGCGGTACGGTCTCGCGCTCGGATCGCCGCAGCAAAATATCGACAGACTTAACAAGTCGCTCGACGAGATGAATAAGAAGTTGCTTGAGGACGGCAAGTTCGCAAGCGGAAACAACCCAACATTCAACGAAAGAGCGCGCAAGGCAGCGGAGGCGCGCGTCGCGCAGACCCGCGCGGACATCGATCAGGCGCTGAAGGATCTGACGTACTTCCGCACGCTGCAGGATCAGATGGGCGCGACGAATCTGCGGTCGAATGCGCTCTACGACGCAAACATCACGAAGGCGCAGGCTCCCGCGATCTCGTCCGGCATCAAAGCCGAAACCGCCGCGAAGGAAGATCTGGCCGCGCGCAATGCATACAACCGGATGATCGATCAGCTCTATGCGCAGATGGATCTGACCGAGGCGCAAAAGCTGGCGCTAAAGACCGCGCAGGATGCGCTGCCGAAAACGTCCGCGCTGTATGACCAGGGCGCGCAAGCCGCAGCGCGCATGGCCGACTCGATCAAGCAGGCAAAGCGCGATCAGGAAGACCTGACCGAAGCGCTGAAGTCATTTCAAGGCGTCGAGGATGTCAACGTCGGAGAGTCGCAGCGGCTGGCAAACATGATTGCGATGCGCAAAGAGACGGAGATCGCGCTCGCGGGCTTTCGCCTTTTGACAAAGGTCCGCGACGAAGCAAACGGCACGACAGAAAACGACAAGATCCGCGATTACCTGCGGACGATGCAGGAGGCCGGCGCGGCATCGGCCGAAGAAGTCGAGAAGGTGAAGCGCCTGCTTGACGCGACCAAGGACTCCGCAAAGGATCTGCTCGCGCCAATCGAGTCCGCATTCGAGGCGATCGTCGTCGGCGGCGGCTCGGCTCGCCAGGTGCTGCAGGGCCTGCTCACCGATCTGACGCGGGTGCTGTTGCGCACGCAAGTCACCGGGCCGTTGTCGAAAGCGCTTGAGGGCGCTACAGGCGGCGCGGGCGGCATTCTCGGTGCGCTGATGAACTCCTTTTGGCCGAGCGCCGAAGCGACAGCGTTTGCGGCTGGGATCAGGCCGCTGGCAACCGGCGGGCCGGCAGAAGCAGGCCATCCGTACCTTGTCGGCGAGAAGGGGCCGGAGCTGATGGTGCCGCGCGCGAGCGGGACGATCATTCCGAATCACGCGCTTGGCGGCGCAAGCATGAATCTCACCTACAACATCGCGCCTGGCGTATCCGCTTCGCAGGTAATCGAAGCACTCAACGCAACCCGCGAGCAGACGAAGGCGGACATTATGGAATCGATGCGGCGCGGCGGCGCATTCG